GCTGCCGCACCGGATGCGGCCGCCTGCGCACCACGACCAGCCAGCAGCGACTTGAACAAGTTCCACCCGCCCCACGCCGCAGCCGCCCCCGCGCCACCGATGCCCAACATGCTAGCCACGCCAGCCACTGGATAGTTCTCAAACAGCGATTGCATCGGCCCACCGACAAAGCTGTTCATGCCGTTCAAAACTGGCTTTGCGGCATCTCCCACAGGTTTGGCCATGGCCGCTGATGCGTTCTCCAACGTGCCAGTCAACGCTTCAAATGTGTTGTTCAGCGTCTCGGTGGTGATCGCCAGCTTGGTGTTCAGATCACCCTGGTTGTCCAGCTCGTGCATCTTTTCGCGCACGCCAGCGGCTCCCTTGCCGGCAAGCAGCTGGGCGATCTGCCCACCCTGGTCGCCAAAAATCTGGTGAAAGGCCTCGATTCGGTCTTGAGGCTTCAGGCGGTTGAACTGCTCCATCTGGCGCGCCACCTCGAGCGGGCTCACCATCTGGCCATCGGCACCAAACACCTCGAACTTCTCAATGCCCGCGTCACGCATCAAGCCGCGCACGTGCTGCGCCTCTTTTGACTTCTTGTTGAGCCGCGTGTCGGCCAGCGCCAGGCGCTGGATGAAGTCCTTCATGTTGGTGCCGAACACACTGCCGACCATGCCTTGCTGCTGGCCCATGCCCTGGATCGCCAGGATCTGATCCATGTTGCCCAGGCCCGTCCAGCCGATCGTGTTGAGCGTGCTCGCCATGTAGGTATTGGCGGCCGTGATGTCCTCGGGCTTGATGCCCAAGCCAAACCGGGCCCGCTGCATGCGGTCAGCCGCGCGCACCAACTGGTCGCCGGGCAAGGCATACGACTCACGCGCCTTGGCCACCATCTCGGCCGAGGCCTCTTGCTGCATGTGCAGCAGCACACCCAAGTAGCTCGACGCCCGCAGGCCGCCTCCTGCGATCACATCATCTGGCGTGCCGTTCGCCTTCAAAGCCAAGGCGCCCAAAACAAAGTCTTTGGTGGTGCCGGGCAGCTTGCTGCCCAGGTCAACCGCCTCCTTGTTGATCGCACCGTAAGCGCCCGAGACCTTTCCCGCGCGGTCCATCATGGCCACCCGCAAATCGGTCTGAGCTTGCTCCAGCGTTGCATAGGCCTTCAACGGGCCTTGCACAGCGGTTTTCGCGCCCCACATCGCGGCCACGGCCTGTGGCCCGTACTCGGCCGCCATGGAGGCCATCTCGCGCGCCAAGCCACGCACCCGCTGGTGCGCCTGGCTGACGGATGCGCCGAGCCGGTCAAAGTACTCGGCCTGGCGCCGCACGCTGCTGTTGCTGCCCACCTCGGTGATGGTGCGGTTGAGCGTGGTCAGGTCACGCGACGTGCGGGTGACCTTGTCCGTCAGCTTGTCCTGATCCTTGCCGGTGGCCTGGATGGCCTCCTGCATGTGCTTGTTGGCCTGCTCCAGCAGCTTCGCCTCTGACTCGGCCTTCTGGCCGATGTTGCTGGCAAGCTGCACAACGTACTTCAACGTCAGCTCACGCACGGCTTGCCCCCTTGCTCATGCGGTCCGAGATCTTGCCCAGCTCACGCGCCATGGCTTTGAGCCGGCCCAGGGGCATCAGCTCCAGCGTATGCGGCGAGCATTTGAGGGCCAGGCTGATCTGCAGCAAATCCAGCTCCAGAGCCTGCAGCCTGGCCCAAGGGCTGTGGGGCTGCAGTTGGGGCCTTGCTGCCCGCCCACGCCTCATCAAAGGCCTGTTGAGTGAGGTTGCCGTAGCGCACCTCGGCGGCCAGCGTCATCAAGAACACGCGAGACTCGATCAGGCCCACATCGTGCGGCGAGAGCTTGCCCATCACGTCCAGGTCGATCATGGACCGCTCGATCACCAGGCTGTCGCAGCGGAAGGCATCCACATGCTTCATCGTGAGCGCAAAGCGAAAGTCCGCATCGCTCATCAGCAGCTTGGGCTGGCCGCCCACCATCACCACGCGCTCGGCCAGGCGCACGGCCTCACGCTCGTCGGCGGTGTTGGTCTCGCGCAGCTTGACCACGCGGTATCTGATGGTCTTGCCCTCGCGCTCGACGGGCAGGCCATCGGCGAGGGTGACCGTGTACAGGTCATCGGGGGGCGTGAATGTGCTCATGGGCCCAGTGTGGCCCCCGCTACCACACGCGTCGTGGTGAAGCACTTCACCACCCACCCCCAGCGCCCCAAAGCAAAAGGGCCCCAGCACTGCCGGGGCCCTTCTTCGTTGACAACCAGGGCTGATCAGGCACCTGGCGGGGGCACACGCCCCCAGGCTCTCTTCACACGAGTTCGGTCACAGCCACTGGTAGGGCTCCAGGACGTTGAACACCACGTCCACGGTGCCGGTACCGATGTCGCCCATCGTGGCGATCGAGCAGTTGTTCGCCATGCAGCGCCGCCCCGACTGGAGGTCGCGCAGCGTGATCTGAACCTGCTTCATTTTGGCGAAGTCTTCAACGGCCACACCCGGCTTGAACAGGATTTTGGCCATGATCGAGCGCGGCACGCGGGCACGCACCTGGCCATCGGACGAGTTGGGGTTGCTGTTGGGCACAGTGCGGTTCGCAAAGCCCAGAGCGCCCTGGATCGTGGCCGTGCCGTCCTCGATGCCGATGGGCTTGCCGCCAACGGTCAGCACATCGACGTGGTACAGGGTTTCATCAGCCATTGCAGGCTCCTTTCAGATTGCGCGGGGGCCCGACTTGCACCAAATCGCAAGTCGGGGTCAAACGTGGCCGGCCACCGGGTAGCTGGTGATCTCGGTCTGGTAGTGCTGGGTGATCAGCACCGGCTCGTCCTGGATCTTGAGCTTGCCGTTGGGGCCGTCCACCTCCACCACCAGGCTGTCCTTGTAGTAGGGCAGGTTCTGCACCAGGCCGACCTTCATGAACTCCAGGTACAGGCCCACCATGATCTCTTCGCCCAGCTCGGCGGTCATGATGTTCTGGCCCTCGATCGGCTCGGTCAGGTACTCGGCGATCTTGAAGTTGAAGTACTTGGTCTGGAACTCGGTCACGCACATCCAACGGTAGTAGGACATGGTCTTGATCCAGTTGAGCGACGCCTTCGAGCGGTCGGCGGCGCCGCGACCGTTCTTGGTGTAGTTCGTGACCACGCGCGACAGCTCGGCCGTGTAGTCGTCGTGGATGACCAGGACGGAGCCGCCCACCGTCAGCAGATCGTTGGGCGTGGTGCCAGACCAGTGCTTGCCAGCCATCGGGCCCTTGTAGCCCGCCAGGTCAATGCCCATGTGCGGCACGGCCGGGTCGGTAGCAGCCAGCGACTCGATGGCTGCGCCCACCATCGCCGCCGTCTCCCAGGGCGAGCTGGCGTCGGCCACGGTGCAGATGGTGTGCACCTGGGCGCTGTTGCGCCCGTTGAGCCAGGTCTGGGCCGCAGCGGAATTCGCGAAGCGCACGCTGGTCACGGCCTGGCCGTCTTGCATGTTGTTGGCGCCCCAGCGGGTCTCCAGCTCGGCCTCGAGCAGCGCCATGTTGCTGGCATCGGTGTAGGGGCACACGATCTCGGTGGCGCGGTAGGCCGCCATGGCAGCAATCGCCAGCGTGATGTCAGGCACACCAGCGCCACCCGACATCGCGGTCACCAGCGCATACAGGCCGGTGGGCAGCGCGTCGTCCGGGTAGTAGAGCTGGCGGATGTCGATGTCGTTGCCGCTCGTGCCGCCCCATTTGGCGGTCAACAGCAGGATGTTGGTCGACGAGCCCACCGAGGCTGTGACCGGCAGCGAGGCCACCGCGTTGATCGCAGCCACCAGCCGCGTCACAGCAATGGCCGGCGTGTCAGACGTGCTCACCGCAACTGACACGCGCACACCACCGATGTAGACCGGGATCGTGCCGGCATTGGGGAAGGTGCTGCCGCTGATGACCAACTGGATCTGGCCAGTGGCGGCAACCGAGCCCGAGGCCTCGGGGACCACGATCAGATCGATGGGCACACCGGGGGCCAGGTTGGCCTTGGCTGCGCGCCACATCGCGACGCCCATCGAGCCGTCGCCACACAGGGCTACGGCGTCAGCGTCGTTGCCAACCGCCTTGTTGAGCGAGTTGAGCACGGCGTTGCCGCTGGAGGTCTTTTGGGCGATCAGCAACAGCCGGCGAGGCATGCCTCGCAGGCCACGGATGGCACGGCTGAAGTCGATCTTGGCGGCAACGCCAGGGACGAGGTAGCTGAGGCTGAAGAGGTTGGTGAGGGACATGATCTGGGCCTGTTTGTGAGATGGATACTTTGCGCGTCGCCAATTGGGTCTCAGAGGGCGCAACACCTCTGGAGCTTGTTATGAGATGACTCGATAATCTGCAATTGCCACTGAGACCGCCCCCCCGGAGGTGCCCACGTCCAATTGAACAGAAACGTCAAACTGGTTGTTGACCGCGACTGATGCAACAACGAAATCAAAGGTGTGCAGACCTTCGTATGAGGCAGGGTAATAGACCCCTGATGTGTCTGAATTCAGACCGCGCGCGCAGAATGACACGTCGACTCCACCCACATCAGCCCCACGCAAACGGCATTGCGCGAGCTTCGACA